TTTTTTATTTTTTTTTGCATTGCATTTGTTAATTTAGGTGCATGTTCCTTATATATTGATAATATATTATACATTTTTAATTGTAGCGCTTTTTTTATTAATTTTTTACTTATTTTTTTTACAGTTTCAATTTCATTTTTACAATCATCATTATTATCTAATTTACATATATGATTTCGAATATATTTACCTTCTAATGCTTTTGCATATAATATTAAATATTCATTCATTAATGGTAATGTTTTATTAATTGTTTCTACTAAATGTTTTAATATTGTATTTCTTTCGTCTATAATTTTATTATCTTCTTCTCCCTCAACAATTTTCATTCCTCCATTTTTTAATTTTAAATAACCAATATATGTATCTTTATTATAACCACCTAGAGATGGATATATATCATTTATCGTATCATCAGAATATCCTCGTCGTTTAGCTCCTAATCTAGCTCGAAGTCTAATTTCATATGGATTAAAACCACCTTTTTTACCACCTATTAAATTATTATTTTCATTATTTGTTAAATTATTTGTATTATTATCTTCCATATATTTTATTAGTAAAAAATAATATATTAAATTATTTTTTATTAATTTATTGTTTATTGTTTTTCACCTCCGTATAACATCATGCTACCGTACGATGATCGGCGGGATTTTTTGGATTTTTTAGAGCCTTTGCGCGATTTGCGGCGTTTGCCACCTTCTTGGGCAGCTACGACTTCACCACCTTTCATCGATTTTTTGGATTTGCGGGAGGCTTTGCGCGATTTGCGGCGTTTGCCGCCTCCTTGAGCAGCTACTTCACCACCTTTCATCGATTTTTTGGATTTGCGGGAGGCTTTGCGAGATTTGCGGCGTTTGCCACCTTCTTGAGCAGTTACTTCACCACCTTTCATCGATTTTTTAGATTTGCGGGAGGCTTTGCGCGATTTGCGGCGTTTGCCGCCTTCTTGAGCAGCTACGACTTCACCACCTTTCATCGATTTTTTGGATTTGCGGGAAGCTTTGCGCGATCGGCGTTTGCCGCCTTCTTGTGTTGCAGCTACTTCACCACCTTTCATCGATTTTTTGGATTTGCGGGAAGCTTTGCGAGATTTGCGGCGTTTGCCGCCTTCTTGAGCAGCTACGACTTCACCACCTTTCATCGATTTTTTCGATTTGCGGGAGGCTTTGCGAGATTTGCGGCGTTTGCCACCTTCTTGTGTTGCAGCTACTTCACCACCTTTCATCGATTTTTTGGATTTGCGGGAAGCTTTGCGCGATTTGCGGCGTTTGCCGCCTTCTTGGGCAACTACTTCACCACCTTTCATCGATTTTTTGGATTTGCGGGAAGCTTTGCGCGATCGGCGTTTGCCACCTTCTTGTGTTGCAACTTCACCACCTTTCATCGATTTTTTGGATTTTTTCGATGCTTTGCGCGATTTGCGGCGTTTGCCGCCTTCTTGTACAGCTTCGCCACCTTTCATCGATTTTTTCGATTTACGAGAACCTTTTTTAGATGCTTTACGAGATCTGCGTTTACGTCCACCATCTTGTTTAATAGATACATTGTTAACTGCATCATTTAATGCGGCAAGGATATTTTGTGCGTCTTCTGAACTCATTGTATATAAAAATGAAATAGAAAAATAAAATTTATATATTAAAAAACAAAAGAATTATAGTTACTATATTTTTTTCTAACTTAAAAACGTTTTTATTATTACAATTATGTCAACATATTATCCAATTGAATTCTTACCTAATTCTAATCTTGAATTAGGTGATCCAAAAAATAGAAATTATTTACGAAACAATTTACCTTATTCAGAAAATACAAATGTTCAAGAAGATACTACAACTGAAAATAATACTATTAATCAAAAAAAAGAAACGTATCTAACATCATCTATACTAAATAAAAATGATACATCTGAATATTCACGATTAACAAATGATCAAAATAATAGTTTAAATAATACTCTAAATAATAGATTAAATAATACTTCCAGTAGTATTAAAAAAAGATCAACAAAAATTAATATTGATAGTCGTCTAAGAAATATTAAACCTACAAATATATTAGATTCAAATCTAAATAATTTATCTGATAATTTATTTTTTACAAAAAATTCAAATATATTAACAATATATCATCCAAATCATAATTATAATATCGAAGATAAAATTATATTAGAATATGCAACAAGTACAAATGTAAAAATAAAAAAAGGTTTATTTTTTGAAAAAAATTCTAATTATTTAAAAATATTACATACTAATCACAATATGGTTAATGGCAATACATATGATATTGTAATATCAAATGTCGTTGGTAATATAAATTCAGGAACATTTATCTTAAATATTCCAATAAATATGATAAATCGAAAACAAAGAGTATATTTTACTCGATCAAATACTGATAATTTTAATCCAGATTATTATTATATTCAATTAGATATACCAGCAAATGCAGAATATACATATGAATATTCACTTAATATACAATATTTACATATTCGTAATATTCCATTAAATGAAATAAATGCAAATTATCCAATATCACCTGATCGTATCAGTGGATATCATACTATTGAAAATGTACTTAATAATAATTTTTATCAAATTAAGCTAACTTCATTTGCAGATAGTTCAACATCAAATACAATTAATTTTAATACAACTAGTTTACAAGATATTACAGGTGACGGTGGTAATATATTAATTGTAAAAATTATAAATACATTTGAAGGATATCCAGATAATAATAATTACATAATTGATTTACAAAAAAATTTTTATCATGTTTCAAGAATAAATTTATTAAATACTATATTTCCTATTACTGAAAAAATTATAAATGCAACCCCATTATATAAACAAAACAATCTTTTTTATTGGCAAAATTTATCTGATGGAAATACAATATATAGTATTGCTATACCAACTGGTAATTATACATTACCTGATTTACAAAAAGAATTAACAAAACAAATAGAAAAAGTTATTCGTCCTAATATTGATTCTACAAAATTAATAGATAATATATATACATATAATACAAATAAAGTTACTATTGATATAGATGCAATTAAAAATACTTTTACAATACAATTTTTTCAAGAAGTAATTTTAAAAAATGCAATATTTAAATCTAAATTGGTTTATGACGATGGTTTTACTAGAATTATTATAAATTTTAATAACCATAATCTGGTAGCAGGAAATACAATTATATTATCAAATGTACAAATAACTGAAAATATTCCAGAAGAATATTTAAATGGTACTTTTATTATTGAATCAGTTATTGATATTAATACATTTACTATACAATTAAATAGATATAATGACATAATAGATCAAACATTAAATAGTAATAGTGGAGGTACTGCAATTCATTTATTACATCCAATTAAATCAAGATTATTATTTAATTATCCATACACAATAGGTAAAATATTAGGATTTTCAAATGTAGGTGATTCAAACAGTATTACACCGTATAATTATGTATTAAATAATTATGATTTATATGAAATTGATATTCAAGAAAATACATTAGGTATCACAACCCAACCTCGTGTAGACACCCGAATATTAAATGTAAATCCAAACAATTATATTTTAATGTTGGTAGACATTCCTTTTAATGATCAAATTAATTTATTTAATACATCTACTTTTGGATTTGCAAAAATAATGTTAGCAGGTAATAGTGAAAATTTTGTATATGATCAATTTGTACAATTAGGTAGTACATTCCAAGAACCAATTGCTACATTATCGAATATTCGATTTTCATTTTATGGTCCAGATAATCAATTATACAATTTTAATAATATTGATCATTCATTCACGATTGAAATTATTGAACAATTAGATGAATTGAATATATCAGATATCGGAACGGGTTAAATCTTTGATTTAATAAAATAATAATTAATTATTATTATTTTATAAACTATTTGCTAATCTTTGATATCGAACTGTATTAAAAATATATCTAATGTGATTTCTATATACATTTAAATAATAATTTGACATAATTCGAAGTAATTCTTGTAATTTATTTTTAAATTTTTCATCATATATTGTAAAAATACTTGTTTTGGTTTCTTCATCTAATTCTCCTATAAATATAGTTGTAAAAGTAGTTATTATATCTTCTAAAGAAACTTTTGCTTCACGTGCCTTTAATGGATTTACATTCAAATAATGATTTATTAAATTATCAATTAATGGATCTAATTGTGGTTTCATGATAGTATAATCAATTCTAAAATTCAATACTGTATCTGTAAAATATTTTAAAAATTCTTGTAATTTTGGTATAATATATTTTTCAAATAATTCAGATACTTTTATTTTTATATTTTTCTCTAAATATCGATTGCAATATTTTTGTGTATTAATTAAATCATAATATATTATATTACTTATTAAGTTTAATGGTAAATTAATTTTAGTTAGTGTATTTAAATCAGTATTATTATTTGAATTTGTATAAAATATATCTAATTCATTCTTTTTTAATTCATCTTTTAATTGATTTTGTAAAAAATCTATATCTTTCTTAAATACTTCATCATGACGAAGAATATACATTTGAATATCTTCTTTTTGAATTTTATTTTTAGTATTCATATTTAATGTATTTAATATATTTACACTACCTAATTTACATACAATTTCAATGTATTTTTTTAAATCAGGGTGCAATTTTTTTTGTATTAATTTAATTAATTGATCATTATTATTTATACATGGTAATACATCTATTGGTTCACCATTAGAATAATTTTCATCTAAATAATAAATATTATTGTTTGTATTTCTATTTATATTTGTTTTTTTTGTTATTTTTTGTAATCTTTCTAATACATAATCTACATCTGATTTTACTGGTGGAGCTCTTTGTTTTATTAATTTATTTTTAATTAAGTTATTAGATGCCAAATATGTAACATTATCTGCAATATCATAGAATGTATAGGAAATTGCTTTATTTAAAGTTTTTAATAATATTAATTCTAATATTTCTTGTTTTATTTCTGGATTTTTTCTAGCATAATTTTGTACTATATTATTTTGATAATTTGGATTTTTCATTATTTCATTATATACAATTTTATGAAATATTATTTCTATGATTTTAAGATGATTATAATCCATAAGAATTGGATTGTATAAATTTGGATTGTTATCAGTTAAATCAAATGGTTGATTATTAAGTATATTCGCATTTAAATTATAATTGTATAATTGATTTGGAGGATTAGCACCAATTAATTTTTTTAATACAATTGGTCCATTATCGCCATATGGCAGGACAACAGGATCTAAATATATACATAAATTATCTTTTACACTATAAAAATCAATATTATCACGAAATTTATTATATATATCATTAATATTATCATCATCAATATCTATTTCATTGGGATTAATTAATAATAATTCTTCATTTAACATTAATATTGAACTAGGATTAGGTATATTAGGCGCTAAAACAGCCGGTGGTGGTGGAGGTGGATTAAATTGATAATTTAATAAATAAATACGTGATATATTATTAACATCAATAATTAATTCATTAAATTGTTTCATATTGAATTCTATTAATTGTTGACTTTCTTGAATAAATTCATAAAAAGCATCATATTTTGTTTTAAAATCCGATAATAATTTTGTTCGATTTTCAATTATCTGAGGTGTTATAATTGGATTAATTATATTAAATCTAGTTAAATCTTGAAAATCATTATTACATTGTTCATGTAAATATGACGATGATATCATTTTGAATATTGTAGATATACACAAATTTTGATAGAAAATAAATCGTTTATATAAAAGTAATATTATTTTTGTGTTATCTGCTTGATGTGCTACATCTAAGTTTTTTTGTGGATCTCTAAATAAGTTATATAATCCATCACCTTGTATTGCTGGATTACCTTGTTGTAAATTTTGTATATAACCATTAAATCGTATTATCAAATCATTAATATTTATATTTATATATCTATTATTTACAATAGGTGGTCTGTCTAAAATATTTTCATTATTTATATTTAATATATAATTTAATAATTTATTAATACTATTATTTAAATTTGGATCATTTATATTATATTTTATTTGATTAATATTATCTCCAATTCTCATGAATTGATTCAATACATTTCTATATTTATTTTTATATTCATTGATTAATGCAATATTTAATATTTTAAAATTAAGTAAATTATTTATTTGATTACCATATTCATTTAAATTTTCAAGTAATCCATTAACATTTGATAATTCATTATTTAATTTAATAATTTCTGGTCTTGGTTGAACACCTGCAATTCCTACTAATACTCTTAATTCTGGAGGAACATTAGTTGAAAATCCAGGAAATAAATTATTTAATGTTTGATTAACACGATTAATTAAATCAACATCACTTAATATATCTGGACGTGGAACACCTACTACTGGAGGATCTCTTTCTTTTAATATTTCAGTAATTTGTTTATTTAATATAATTAAATTATTTTCAGCACCACCAATTAAATTACCTCCGCGATAATTTACTATATTAATATAATCTGGTCTATCTATTATTTCTTGATTTAAATTTGGTGGATTTCTTATTTTAAATAATCGTAAATTTATTTTATTTCTTATTACATTAAAAATACGTGGTGTTATATCTTTTGTACCAGGACTAAATATCGGATACAATGCCATAATTTTTTCTTCTAAATTAACTAATTCATTCATTTTTGTTGTAAGTTCGGATTGAAATTCATTAAAATAATTTAATAACATTGCATATTTACCTGTATTTTGATCTGTATATTTATTTACAAAATTTGTAAATATATTATCTATATTGTATTTATTATTGTCAAACGTATATATTTTATTATAAATTTTCTTATAATCATATACTGGTGGCACGGGTGGTACAGCAGGTGGTATTACTGGTGGATTATAATCATCTGGCGATAATATAAAATTATCATTATTTGATGGAAAACTTTTTACATCATTTACTTTTAATTCTTCAGTAAATTTACTTTTTAAATTTTGTACTAATAAAGATACTTGTAATATTATTTGTTCTTGATTTAATGAACCATCATTAATTTTTTTATTTATTTCATTATTTATTGTTTCTATTTGATTCGTTATTTTATTTTCCCAATCAATCATATTATCGGCTAATTCTTTTGTATTTAATGTTTCTTTTACTAATTTATTACTAGTTGTAATATCTTCTTCTCTATCAAAATATTTAATTGTCTTCAATGGATATTCTTCCACAAATCTTAATAAATATGTAATAATTCTTTTTGTAATAGGTAATTTATATATGTCATTTCTAAAATCTCTTTCTATCTCTGATACTTGAGAATAATATTTACTTATCATTACCTGATCTTGAACATTTATTAATTCAGATGGACATTTCATAATATTAGGTGTTAATACAGTTTGAAATAAATCATAGCCTTTGGGTAATTTCAAATTTAACTTTGCACCTTTTTGAATTAATAAATTTGTAATATCATATAATTGTAATTTAACAGAATAATATATTAGAGGCAAGTTATTTTCATCAAGAATGTTTATAGATAAACCTCTTTTTAATAATAATGTAATTATGTGTAATTTTTGTGTTTCTGTTAATTCTGATTGAATAATTTCAAATAATATATCCGAACCAAATAATTTAATTGGTGTGTTTTTTAATTCTTGTTCTAATTTACCATATTCTCCTGATTTAACTAATGCTTTAATTTTATCAATGTAAATATTTGGTACAGATATATTCGTAGTTACATTTTTATCAGGTCTTTTATCTGGTACAAATTTTTTAAATATTTTACTCATAATTTATATTAGTTATTTTTTATTTAGTGTATACTTAAAATAATAACTAATATAAATTATATGAGTTATTATTTCAGACCGCCTAATTCACGAGAACAAAATTTATTTATTATTCGATTCTCGGTAGATAATCTATCTAAGAATAATTTTACGAATAATATATTAAATAATAATGCGTATACATCACCTGCTAAAGTATTTTTACCTCCAAACTTATTTTTAAAATATAACGATGATTTTTCATTTACAATTGATTATACAAATGCTAAATTTGAAATAGCTCCAACAGTAAATATTCAAATGAAAGAATTACTAACTAATTCTATCCCATCAATCATTGGATATTATACATCTATTATTAATATTACCAATACAAGTGTAACATATGGTATTTATAAAACAACAGTTGATGGTAATACTGTTAATCCACTTATAGTCGATTTAAATGAAAATACTAATCCATTATTAAATGTTGGAATTCAAATACAAATTATAGGCAGGACAACAACAGGTCCAACATTTGCGATTGCAAATCAAGGATGGACATATGTAGAATCTACTGAACCTAATATGGATACTATATATTCTACAATGAATGTTGGAACAAAAGGTGTAATACCTCCATTTGGATTAACAATTGGTGGAACATATGGATATTTAGGTGGTGCAGGAAATGGTGGTATAGCAAATACAACAAAATTAGAAAATTATACACCACTTGAAGTTATAGATAATATTAATAATTACTCATTTTTTCCAATTAAATTAAGTAGTACTTTAACTATAACTTTACCTGAAGTAACATCTGATAATATTGGACAAGAAATTACACTATTAATAAATGTAAATCCATCTACCTATGTATTAACAATTTCAACAACAAATACAACATTATCTAGTAATATAGATTTACAATCAGTTGGTGATTCTGTTAAATTTGTAGTATTAAGTACAGATGAATCTGTTGTAAGATGGGTAAAAATAAATAATTTATAAATATTTAAAAATATTAAATATTTATTTATTACTAAAATTTTCTGGAAAAGGAGAAATATTTTGTGTAGGTTCATCTAATACATTATTTATATATTTTCCGGTATTAATTTCAATATTTACTTCATTATTTGGTTTTTCATATTTGCATTTATATTTTGTTTCAAGAGAATTAATATTTGTATTTATTAAATTTGCTCCATTTGTAATTAAAAAATTACGAAATTCATTGCTATTATTTAAATTATTAGTTTTCATTATATTAAATTGTAATGTATCACGATCAGCATATTCAGTAAAAAATCTTCCATCGACTAAAGCAGGGCAATTACAACAATCTCCAAATTTAGAATTCATATACTACAAATAGAAAATTTTCATTAGTTAAATTATTAAAATTACTAGATATTTGTGGCATAGCCCAATTATTTTTATAATTTAATTGATTATTTGTTGGAAAACCAAAATTAAATGAACTACTATGTACTATATTATTATTTACACTTTCAATATAATTCATAGAAGATAACATACTTAAATTATTTATGACATATTTAGTAAATTCTGTATCAAAACCTCCTTTTTTTTGGGTTTGTTGTGTTGGAGTAAAGGTATATTTTTGAGTTTGGCTAAAGCTTTTATATCTCCCATTTTCATTTTCATAAGGTCCTCTTCTTTTTTTTTTAAATAATTTACTTCACTTTTGATAGGAACATCAGAGTTATTTAATATATTAAATAACTCATCGCTATTTGTATCAGATGATTCTGATTTTTTTAAATCTTGTTTTAATTCTTGTTTTAATTCTTCTACATCATTCATTTCTTTTTCAATTAATTCTTTATTATTTTGTAATAATGTTTCTTTTAATTGTTATACCATTTCAGACATAATTTCTTTATTTTCATAATTTTCACTTACTTCTTGTATTAAATTATCTTGTGTTATATTTTCTTGTATTATATTTTCTTGTAATGCATTATATTCATGATATTCTGATTCTTTTTCAGATTCATGATTTACTTTTTTATCATTCAAATTATTATTATTTAATACTTCTTCATCAATATT